TAATCCATTAGGATTGTCACCTTCACTGGAAACTAGCGCTGTACAAATCTCCGACATTGTATAAACGCTTGCGGTTCCGCCGGTATTTGTAATTTCAAAGCGTACAGGAAGTGATGGCGTAGAGGAGTAAGCTGTACTTATAACATTGGAATATAAAAATTCATGAGCTACATATTTTTTACCGTTGTAAAAAAATCCGCATCTTACACGGCCAGTGCCTTGCCACTGAAAATCGATTATAAGGAATTGTACGTTTGTAAAATCAAGATTCAATCGACTAGGCCCTGTACCGTCCATCTTGTCCATATTCCACGCGGACTGTAAAACCTGCGTATCTACAGGACTGCCTGACGTGCTGGAGCGCACAGTAAAACTTATACCACTTGTTGTTTGCTCTAAGAATATACCATTTTCTAAGTCAAAGTAACCAACTCTGCGGCGGATATTAGTAACAGCTGCGCCAAATAAAAACGTTACCCCTAGTTCCTGCGCTTTACCGGGTATATAAGTGAAGTATCTATGAGTTTGTCTAACCGCTTGATCACCGTTATTTATACCGGCCTGCAAGATAACCGACGCTGTATTGCGGTCATGGGATACGTGGGAGCCGGTATTAAACGTTGTAACTGTAGCGGATGCGCCGCTTATACTTCCGGTTATTGTTTCCCCCGCTACAAAGTCATTATGATTTACAATATAGGTTATTGTAAGAGCGCCAGCATCAACCGCCGTTACAGTTCCGATGTTTCCGCTAGTTCCGCCTGTTATCGTCTCTGCAACTTGAAAAGGCCCGGCGGTAACAGTTCCATGAACTATGATAGCGCCGACTATTGGTTCTTCCCATAATGCCTCGTGCCTATCGTGAATATTTTTATTATCAAATATATTAATAGGTCTTGCTACACTTAATCTACCAAATGAGTCCACCGATTCCGTGTCATCAAATGATATTTTTGTATTCGTGTTATGACGTAGCCACTCGGAACCATTATAGATATAATTGGTTCCAGTATCGGTTTCAAAGAAATAAGAGCCTACGTCTTTTGTATCTAGACTTGGCTTAGTATCGGACGATAACCCGACATAGCGCCTTATATCATCCTCTAAATAAGCCATAGCTTGATCACGCGCCTACATAGTAAATTATAATCTGCCCTTGCTTACTGTTGCCCGCATTGGTTACATTGATAGTAAGTATATCGTTCACATAAACATTATTACTTGTTCCAGTGTAAACAACGCTTACTTCTTCGGTTACTGTAGCGCTTCTATTTGCGCCCAGTCCCTGTATAACATCGATACCCTCATCATCAGTAATAGTGATATCGTAAAGAGCAGTTGGAGCGGTAGCGCTTGGATCGGTAACAACTTTTACTATACGGCCATTGATTCTTTTTGTAGAACCTGAAACCGCGCCGGTAGTATCATCACTAACCCAATCAATATAGATAACTTTTACCGGCTGACTTTCAGCGCTATAAGTTATCGTAGTGCTGGAACCGGCGGCATAGGCGACACCATAAAACAGCGCTATTACTGAAAATAAAACTAATATACAATTTCTCATTTACTAAACTTTCAAAATAACCCTGCTAGCGGCCCACGAGATTTAACGCTCATGGGCAAGGCTAGCAGGGCGCAATTTTACGATTCGGTAACAGTTACAGTAATAGCGCCAAGGTCAACATCAGTAGCCGCAGCCGTTGTGCCAGTAAGCAAAACATAAAACGCTTCATCAGCCGCCACAACTTCGGGAGTTGCCAGCGTTTTACTAGACGACACTTTGGTGTCAGCGGTAACACTCACCTGCGTAATAGCGCCAATATTGGCATTGGCAAAATCAGCCGCCGCCGCAGTGCGCTTATACAAAACCGCATCCAAAGTAACAGCGCCGCCAGCGCTTTCAATCTGCGCATTGACTTTAAAGCTGGTAATAGTATCCCCAACTTTAAGGCCGGTAATCAGCACTACAAGAGTGGAACCAGTCTGCGACGCGGGAAGCGTAGCAAGGTGGCCCACGTCAACAGCGCCGCCGCCAACAGTCCATCCAGCCGTCGCGCCGACTTTGGGATAAGCGCTAACAATGCGCTCCTGCCCAGTGCGCACAATTCCGCCGGTCATGGTAAGACCACTAGTATTAATCTCAACAATAGTAGCCTTGGTAGATTTGTTGCGATACTGCAACGCGCCGCTTGACCAATTGCCCTCAATTAGCGGCATACCAGTACCGCTAATAGCATGCGCGGTAATAGTACCTATAACTAGTACAGCCGCGATAGCAATAGTAGCTATCGGCCATTCACTAAATCGTTTCATCTTCCATCCTTTTATTTTTAGGTTTTGGCCCACGTTTCCTAGGCCCTTCCACCTTAGAATGAAGAGCCGCCATAAATGACGGCTCTTCCTGAAATGCCATTCTAAACGCTTCTTTGGGCAAGCTGACAAACATACCCGCCGGATAGTAAACACCATCCAGCTTTGTAGGATACTGCAATATCAACTTTACCTCGTTAGTCAAGTCTCGCATGGTTCACCTATTACGACTGCAAGCTGATCGGAGTTGCCTGTTTGATCTTGCCACGGCTGCCAATTCCGATAACACCAACCACCGTAGCAACGCCGGGATCAGACATTTTGACCTGAACAAAATCCATACCGTCGGTCAATTCCTGCGAATCTACTTCAACCAGATACATGATATTGGTAGTAGCTCCGTCAGTAGCAACGCCAGTAGCGGCGACGGCTGTAAGAGCGCCCCAATCATCTACCAAGGTAGTAGCGGTCTTGCGATATCTAAAAGCGATATCCGCCGTTCCGGTTCCGGTATTGGTGGAAGCGTTAGCGACTGTAATAGTGCTGGCTCCGCCGTGGGTTCCGATACTGATAATAAAAGTTATACGATCATAATTAGCCATGGACAGCCAATCAGAAGCGACACCAGCAGTGTTAATGTCAACCGGTGCAGCGGCCTGAGTGATCTGATTTTCCTGTGAAAAAATTCCGCTCATTTAAACTATCTCCTTATAAATTTGTTACCGGCCTAACATAAGCCAGACCGGTAACATTAATTGTTACGCCCTAGCGTCAAGAGTCACAAAGCTGGAAAGCCTATCGCCAGCATTAGCATTCTCCGGGGTAATCTGCTGCGCCAGCTTAGGCATACCGTTAATCCTCCAAGTAAATCTAAACATATGCTCATTGGTATTAAACAGCACGTGCATAGATTCCGCCGCTTCGATTCCGCCCTTCTCTACCATCAAATACTCGTTCATGTTAGCGAGTATAATGTCGCCCTTGTCACCAAGCTTCGGACAAGCGTTGGTAGGAATAACGGGAAGTCCCAGCAAAGTAGCGTATGGAGTACCGGACATGCCACCTTCGGGCAAATACACGGGAGCGCCGCCAGTTCCTACGGCCATGACAAGGTTACGCAGTTCTTTCCTAGCGAACGGGTTAACGTGCCAAGCTGCGCCGGTCAAATAATCCGGGTCAAAAATGTCAAACATTTTATCAATGTTTTCCTTGACAATAGTATCAGCTGGCTGTAGGTTTTCCTTAGCCACCGACACGGTGGAAGAAGCGTTGATAATACCAAGGCACTGGCCAGAACCGGTCCCCTGAATTATTTCACGATCCACCTTTTTATTCATGGCCTTTGGCGCGTCGTTCATGATCATGCGCTGGAGCGCCACCGCATCGCCAAGAAGCTGCCTAGTAACAGGGACGCGAACCATCATATCCTTGACGGCAAGTTCACGCTCCCTAAACTGCGGCTTGGATGTAGTAGCGGCGACACCCTCATTCACACGGTACGCCACAATGCCGTTATAACTACCAGCGGTAGAGCGATCCTCGTTAACCGCCTCAACCCAGACGTAACGATCATTGCTACCGCCAAGAGGCATGATGTCGGCGGCCTTGTAAAGCTGACCGGTCTCATACATTGCGGATTTAATCTCTGCCGCAATCTGCGGAGTGAGCAAGAATCCGCCTTCACTAGATACCAAAGTATTAGAGCCAGACGGCGCTTTGATCTTCCAATTCTTTTCCAGCGCTTCAGCAAAATCAACTTTTACCTTCACGTCATTGGCGGCCTTGGCCACCATGGTGAAAAACTGACCAGCGTCTTTAACAAACTCCGGCTCCGGCTCCTTCACTTCAATAGTGGTTTTGTCGGTATTAATATTTTTCTCGTTCACGGTTTTATTAATGTCCTCAAGTTTCTTGTTGACTTCGTCTTTTACGGCTGCGATAGCGTCGGCCTGTTTCTTTCCCAAGACTTCAACAGTCTCCTCCATCGCTCCCTTGAGAACGCTTTCAAGTTCCTTTTTATCCATGTTAAATTAATCCTTACAATAAATTTATACTTGCATCTAATGCTCTAAAACATCGCCAATGCTGTAACTATGCGGCCTGATATTTTTCAATACCTCCAGCCAGTTAATCCAAAATTCCAAGTGAGCGCTTTATCTCACTATTAACAATGTCCTTAATAGTATCAGCGCTCAATTGTTGATCACTTACTTTTTTTGTAAATCCTGATAATATTTCTTTTACATCATCAATACTTATTGTATCATGATTTTTATCCTCTATTTGCTCTTCGGTCATAATTTCTTTAGTTTGTGCGTCATCATCCTGTTTTACAACTTCAGGCTCCGCTTCCTTGCCTTCGACAAGGCTATTGATCATCGTCGAGGCTTCGCTCATTTTCGATGATACACTTTTAAGCAATGTAATATTCTTGCCAGATAACTCGCGCCCAGCTTTTGCAATAACTTCTTCAGTTTCGCCTATTGCGTCAATGTAATCTCTATAAGATTTTCTAACGTATACTTCTTCAACCGCAACGGGATCAGTTAGAGTTACTGAATCGTTTTCCCTGCTATACGAATAATCATAGTGCCAATATTTCGAACTGGTATCGTTAATAACAGCGTCGAATCCTATAATGCAAGAACCGCTAGTAGGCGTATTTGGGAAAATATCCTCAATGTAAACGTGGCGTTCACCTTCGGGAGTGCGCATTAACTCGGCCCTTATTTTCTCCATAATATCGAATATCGACATGAGGCCGCCAAGGCTTAGTCCCTTCAATGTGGCTTCGGTGTAGCTTTTAATCGGGTGATCATCCGCCCATTTAACCGCCTTTTCCTTTGTCCAGCCATCGGATTTTGGGAAGCGGTAACTTTGCAGACTTGTGGCAGTCTTGCCTTTTAGCTTGCCGATAATGCCGAATACTTTTGGCTTGTCTTTCTTTACTGTAATCCTGCGAAACGAATCCTTTTCAAACTCGCTTGGATTTTTAAGGCGTACTCTTATCTCGTTTTCGGTTTCTTCCGGCTCCGGTTTGTTAATAGCTATAATTTCCTTTAGCGCCGAATCTAGCGCTTTGGTTTTGATAGCGCCGCTGTTAACACGCTCTACAAGCGCATCGGGACAAGACGGGATCGAAACACAGGATATTTCAAGCAATTTAACGCTGTTATAAATTCTTTTAACTGTTTTTCCTTTCACCTCTTCCCATTCCAACGGCTGAAAGCCTACGCTAAAGGCATTCAACGCGCCCTCTTTGTATAGCTGATATACTTCTCTGCCCGCTTCCGTATCCGCAAATTTTGGTTTGAATAGTAGACCGTTGGCATTTGTTTTAGTCCACATTGCAGTTCCGACAGGCAGACGGCTATAATCATGGAACAAAAGAATGATAGGATTCTTCTTGTATTCGTCTAGGTTCCACGCGTCGGCCTTGATTACCTCGCCGTCACGGTCTACGACTTCCTTCGACGCGTACGCTACAAAGCTGCGCTCCTTGTCGTTAAACTCTTTTTGCGTTACGCTGATATCTTCATCAGTGGTAATAAAAAATTTATCCATTATTTATCCTAATCAATAATTGCTATTGTTGTACATCTACAATTTATAATATTGCCAGCGGAGCCGCTTGGATCGCCGGGAAACATTAGTATCTCACCGCCTACATTAAATCCTTTATCGACGCGAGCTATCATCATATGAGCGTCGGCGTGGTCTGGCCTGTCACGTCCATCAAGCGTAGCCAACCATTGATTTTTTTCAATGTCATTTTGTCTGTATGTCTCATATGATGTACCGTTGTAAGTTCCTATAACTTCGGTTCTTGCTATAGTAGTAGCCCTGTAGTTACTTGCATCGTCAAATACTGACTGTATACGCATTGCCATAAGGTTAATACTATCGCCCGCATCGATGCCGCGCTGTAATTGCAGTTTGATAGCGTCTTCAGTAGTTATATTTATATCTACTATTTTATCTAATTTATTATACATCATTTTTAAAACGTCGGGATTCAGTATATCGAATGAACCACTTAATATCTGCGCTGTAGCGGCTCCGGACGTTAATACAATGTCGTTATAGATATCGTCAAGTGTTTCCTTAAGCAAATCAGCCCAATACTTTTTATCAGCAAGCGCGCGTTCCGCATCTTCAATTGACTTTGATTTACGATGTAGCGCTTTTAGCGTCGCCGCTTCTTGCTCTTTGAAATAAACGCGTAATTGCTTGATGAATTGCTTTTCAAACTTGCTGGTGTTCTTATCGAATGACTTCGTATGAGCATTGAAAAAGCTAGCGAGTTCTTTAGATATAGAGCTAGCTATAAGCGTTTCCAACGATATGTTATGAATCTGACAGCTTGCCATACATCATTTCTCGTACTTGTTTAGCTACAGATTTAGCGTAACCCTTTGCGCCTTCTTCGGAACCAATGTTAATATTACCGGTGCTTTGAAACGGTGGCACAACGTCACCTTGATCCGGCGGTAAAGGCTCCAAGCCGTCACGGCTGCGCAATTCATTACGAGTACGCAAGCCTGTGCGTATTAGGCTTACATCCTCTTTAAGTTTGTACTCCTTGTCCTCTGGTATTGGATTATCATAAGCCGCCACAATACGCGAATCAAAATCAGGGATAAGTTTCTCGTTTAGTTTCTCTTGCTCTATTATCAGGTTGGGATAAATAGTATCTCGCAAGAACTGCGTATCCGCCGCGTCGGTATTGGCTTTGATAAGTGACGGGTCAAACTTGGTAATCGGTACGCCATATACTCCAGCTATAGTGTTTCTTACTTGTATATCGCTTTCAATGTAGTGCAGTTCCTGCGGGGTCATCGTTAACTTGTACGGCTCTAATCCGTTTGACAGTATCGCAGGTTCACCAGAGCGGCCAGACATGAAACTATACTTTTCTTTCCATCGCTGGATGATGCGCTCAGCTTCCACGTCATTGATACGATCATTCAGCTTCAACACTACTTCGGGTATAGCCTTGTTATAGAATAAATCCCTGTTGAATTTATCCATGTAATACTGGAGCGTCACGGTATCGACTATAGCGGCCATTGGTGATTGACCATAGAACAAATCACCCGGCGTGTGATTCTTGAAGTGTATTACTTCGCTTTCATCGAAAAAAGTAACGTCTGCGCCATTACGCAATTCATACCCTGCTATGAATTTTTCCTTGCTTGGTATTACTCGCATGTTAGGAACTGGAAGCGGCCAAAGCTTTACAGGTCTACCAGCGCCGTTCTTGACTTTGTACCAATACGCGTTACCGGTCAAGCTGTACGCTTTCCATTTAAGCATTTTCAAGTCCATCTCGTTCATATGATCGTTGACGTTCTTGAGTAGCTCATATATCGGATGGTCTGTAAGCTGTACTAACTCGCCTGATTTTCTAAGTAGACGATTGACGGATGGATTATGCGCTTCAAGCCATTCCGCTTGTTTCTTTGAAACGCTTTTATGATTGAATATTCTTACTTTGTTATTAGCGCTTTTCATTGTGTAGAGTTTAAGCGGTACAGTACTGGCCGCCACTGCTATTAACTCAACGCAACGATATACCCATTTAATATTGGATTCTATTTGCGCTTGGAAATCTTGACTGCTGTATATGGGCCTGCCTTCCCCCCAACTCGGGATATAGGCAGCGCCTACTCTGGAATCTAGAGTTGAACTATTTGAACTGGATGAAGCTTTACTATTAAAAATTTTATCGAATAGCCACATTTAATATCTTCAATGTTATAAGTTTAATGTATTATAACATAAAAAACTTTACTTAAATATCAGTATATAAAAGTTCTATCGCGAAGATAATTAAGCCCATGGACAAACGCATCCACTTGATCGTCGTGCGGCGCTCGCGGGAAGCGCTCCAGTTCTTCAACAAAGTCATTTAACCAATGCGCCTGTTTCGGTAATAATACGTTGCCGGTCTCTACCATTGTACTAACAGCATTCGCTCGCGCCTCTTTATCAGTATCAGCTTTTACCGCCTTGACCGGTATCAGTGTTGAATCCTTTAAATCTTGTATCAAGCTTTGTCCGCTTGCCTTGTCCTCTATTAAAGTAACGAATGGATTGTATTGCTCCACCAATGCTAGAAACTCACGCTTCAATTCCGGGAAGTCGCAACGCTTGCGCAATACGTGGACAACGTATATTTTATTTTCTGATTTGATGAACACAACTCCGACGCTGTAATCATTGCTTGCGCCTTTTTTAAACGCAGTATCCCATGATATTACGATGTTATCTATTTTTTCTTTTGGCAGTTGATCGTAGTAATTCCAGTATGAGCGCTTGAATATTGCGCCCTCCTCGGCTATAGGCTTGCCCTGAAATAACCCGGCAAATTCTTTGCCCAGAATAGTTTTAAGTTTTAATAGCTTTTCAATCGGGTATCGATCAGGACAAAGCGCTTCACCTTCTGCCCTGCCCAACGGGTCATCCTTTTCCGCTATCGCCGGTAAATTTATAACCGTGTAATTGGCCGCGTCTTCACTATCCAGTATCTTGCCCACAAGATCGCTATAGTTCCAGCGTGTCATTGTTATGACTAACCGCGCGTCCGGCTCAAGCCTTGTAAACAAGTCGTCAGTGAACCAGTCATATATTTTTTCTTGATATATCTTGCTGTCCGCCTCTTCCCTGTTTTTAACTGGATCGTCTATCAAGACTAAATCGCCGCCTTCGCCTGTCACACCGCCGCCAACGCCAACGGCGAGTAAGCCACCGCCAGACATGGTGTCCCATTCATTGACGGCCTTACGGTCTTTTGACAACGCTACAAGCGGCGCTACTATAGCTTTTATCTTGCGTGAAAATTTATTGGCTCGTGTCTGGTTATAAGCCGCTATGATTACGCGCTTATCCGGATGCTCAACTAAAAACTTGGCCGCAAGTCTGATTGTGATAGTTTCGGTTTTGCTATGGCGGGGCGGAGTGCTGAATATTACTTGCTTTAAATCGCCAGACAGGATGCGCTCAAGATAAGGATATAAATATAACTGGTGTTTCCAATCCCATATCCAACTAGTGCCATCGTTGTTTATAGGGCTAGTGCGAATGCAAAAATCCTGATATGATTCCGTTGTTTTACTCGCAGGCGATAAACCGTCTATCACCTGCTGCAATGATTCCAGTAGTAGCATTTATACTATTGTTCAAGCGGCTTTGACAAGCGCCCCATTAAACCGGTCAAGCCTGTAGCGATGTTTTCAAGTGTAGACGTGTCATTAACGTTGTCTTTGATCACGTTTACAATATGCGCCATGAGCGTGCTTGCTTGCGTTGTCGTGATTATCTGTCCCATCTCAACATAACGCTTGCGCTCCGACTCTACAAGCTTCTTGCGTTGCTCTGCTACCAGATAGACTTCCTGCCATACTTTATAATCTTTGTATCCGTCATTCACTATGCTGAAAATACGCTCTAATTCCGTGTCTAAGGCGTTTTCATTTTCGGCCTTATATTTCTTCACGGATCGTTGTAACTCTTGCCACAACGCGCCTGACTCGCCTACATCCAGCGATCCAAACAGTTCTATCAACCTGCTATCGATTAAGCCTATCTCATTACGCAGTGTAAGAAGTTCGGTATCATTTAACGCGGTCTCGTAATTTTCTAAAAGTCGCTTCGGTAAAAACTTTGAGTACTTGCCGTGTTTAAAGCTTGGGTGACTTGGACCACCTGCCAGACTTTCACCACCGTGAAGACGGCAAACATTACGGCCAACCGATGCGGCGCGGCCACATTGCTTCCCTGTTTGTCTTGTGCGGGCTTTACATTGATTTTTTAAAATTCGTTTTCGCTTCGGCTTATTTTCGTCGGGCATACACTCTCACTATTCACATATAGACTAAAGGTTATGATACTAGTATAACCTAAAAGTTATGGATAGAAAAATTTATTTTTTATTGTTGACAACGTGGGCGGGTTCTGTGCTATACTTCATTTTGTTGTTACGCGAATAAAATAACTAAGACATATTGCATAATATTGCATAATATTTCATATTGGCAACATATTGGCATGCCAATATGAATCAACCCATTGAAAACTAAAAAGTTAAGCCCCGATTTTTGCCTGTATATTGGCATACTATATATATAGGGCAAAAAGAAAAATAAAAAAATTTTTTTTCAAAACTGCCAATATGCCAATATGCCAATATGATAGCCTCTAACCTATTATATATAAAGGGATTAACTCATATTGGCTCCATATTACTACTATTATTACCGCCTTTTTTGAACACTATCGTATTGAAAATAAAAGCCTTTTAGTTTTATCACCCATATTACTACTATTATTACTTTTAGTCAAAACCAACAAAAAAGCGTAAATAAAACAAACATCACGCTCTATCTACGCTTATCCTACCGGATTAGTAGGAATTCTTTAATCCCACTCTAAAGGGCCTAATTTCTCTCACTCTGCCAAAATCTCTATTAGTTTACGCTCCAGCGCGCACAATATTTTTTGATTGTAGACACCTCCAGCAACACGAGAAGATTGTATTTCATTTAAAACTTCCCTTAACCCAGCACAATAACCATCAGTATAACTACCATGTGGAGTATAATCCGTTGTGGGTTCATCGCCTAAATAACGCCTAGTTTGATCTTCGATTACACCGCCGGTAGCGTATCTACTAGTATAAATATCATTGATAGCAGACCTAAGATTTTTTATATGACGGTAAAGTACATACATCAATAGACCGCCAATTATTACAACTACCATGAGCATAAAAATATCATAAGCCATCATCTTTTGTGTGTCCACTATCATATCTAAATCACCAAGTAACTCATGTAATTTTTTGCTTATCTCTTCTTCAGTCTTCATAGCTAAACGTCCTCTTTTTAGTTTAATCGTCGTCTTGTGTAAATTTCCCCCACACCAGATAAGCCAAAGCTTCTGAATATTTATCGTATAATGGCCCTTTTTTAACTTTAAAGCTATTCATATTATCCATGATATCCTCTATTTTTATCGGCTTAGTGACCGCGTTATTGCTAACAATATTCAAATATTCCATGTAATCCTGCCCCGATTTTCTAGTTAGAATGTCAACATCTTTCGCGACTTCATCACTAAATAATTCATTTAAGTGTTCTATAGTCAAGTCTGTATCCTCTACCACATCATGTAATAGCGCAACCGTAGCAACATAATATTGCTTGCTCACTATAAATTTACGTGCGACCCTGACGGGGTGAATCACATACGGCAGCCCAGCGTCCAGACTTCCGCAGGGCACATTTCGCCGCTTTTGTCCATCATGCTTTTTGATTACCAATTCCAATGCGTTCAGCATCATGGTAAGATAATCACTATTTTTCATACATCCTCCTCCTCAATGATCAATGTCACCCTAACTTTCCTTACGGGCAATGCATCGGGATGCCAAAATTCCTCTTCATTTTTAGAAAGCTGCCCAGTATACATATGATCTATAAAGATAGAGTGCTCAAGATCTTCAGCTACAGTATTTTTTGGAATATATCCCGTGAACGTTTTCTTTACCAGCTGTTTACTTGCCATAATATATCCTTACCTCCTTAAACCAAGATCGTTATAGTCATCTATCCACATCCCGTCCGCGCTTCTACCATTATCCTCTTTCCATTCCGTCATATCAAGAACCCAACTAAGCGCTTTAAACTGCTCAAGCTTAACCTTGCAGGAATTGCGCAGCGCCGCCGATGTAGTGTAATGTCCTCTTTTAAGCATGTCATCCTGTAAGATCATGCCTTTTTCTATGTACTCTTTTAGTTCATCGATTTTGTCACTCACTTCTTTTTTAGTTTTCATTTTTCAATTCTCCCTTTTTCCTGTGCTTCTTCGCTATAATCTCGGCCTCATATGCGCATTTTTTGCAAGAATAATACTTATCCCCTAACCCAGAATACATATGTCCATCCGGTATTACCTCAACACTGCCGCCCATGCAATATATACACATTTCCAAATCACAACCGCAGCAGATTTTAATATCCGAACGCTTCCCCAAGATGCGATTGCAATGATCGCAACGTATTTCCTCTTCTTTTATCAATATGCGATCACAATGATCACAACGTATTTCCTCACTCATACCTAACTCGCTTTCTTTATAAAATCAAAACCCGGAACATCGATAAAATGCGCATGTCCTCCGTGGGCTATAGCGAACGGCAACGGTGGCATTTCATTATAGTGCAAGTAATATGCGACTTGGTGAAAGTGAGACAGGAACATTTTAACAGCGTAGCGTCGCGCCC